AGGAAAATAAGGATGTCACTATTCGTTTATTTTATGATCGTCGTGGTCTTGATAAGTATTATGGTTTACTTGAGTTAGGTGAACTTGCAGGAATGTGGAAGAACGTTGCCGGTCGTTATGAGATGACCATTAATGGTGAGACTAAAAAAGTTTATGCCAAGGCAATTCTAAAAGATCCAGAACTATATTTTACAGAAGAAGTAATGCAGCAACTTGATGCTGCCGCGAAGAAAGAATTCTCTTATGGAACGGATTGAAACAACAATTCTCAGAAATTTATTATGTAACGAAGAATATTCTCGTAAAGTCATTCCATTTATAGAACCAACATATTTTGAGCAAAGAAGTGAAAAAGTAATTTTTGAAGAGATTACTAAGTTCATTGTAAATTATGGTTCTGCCATTACATCAGAAGCACTAAATATTGAGGTTGAGAATCGGACAGATCTAAACGAGAGTGAGATTAAAGAAACCAGAAACATCTGCAATTCGTTTACAGATTTTCCAGTAGATAAACAATGGTTGTTAGACACTACCGAAAATTGGTGTCGTGATCGTGCGATTTATCTTGCACTGATGGAATCTATTAATATTGCGGATGGGAACGATGAGAAGAAAAGTAGGGATGCCATTCCTTCTATTCTTTCTGATGCACTGGCAGTTTCTTTTGATAACAACATTGGACATGACTACTTAGAAAATTACGAAGAAAGGTATGAGTACTATCACAGAAAGGAAGAAAAGGTTCCATTTGATTTGGAATATTTCGACAAAATTTCGGACGGGGGTATATCTAATAAAACTCTTACTATCGCGCTTGCTGGTACTGGTGTCGGCAAGTCTTTATTCATGTGCAATTTTGCTAGCTCCGTGTTGCTCCAAGGGAAAAACGTTCTCTACATTACAATGGAGATGGCAGAAGAGAAAATTGCTGAACGAATTGATGCGAATTTATTAGATGTTCCCATCAAGAGTATTAAAGATTTGCCTAAGTCAACGTTTGAAAATAAAATATCCAAGTTAGCAGCAAAAACACAGGGAACACTTATAATTAAAGAATACCCTACTTCATCTGCACATAGTGGACATTTTAAAGCATTGCTTAGTGAACTTGCACTTAAGAAATCATTTAGACCTGATATTATTTTCATCGATTACCTTAATATATGTGCTTCCTCAAAGTATAAGCAGGGTGGTTCTATTAATTCATATTCATATATTAAGTCTATTGCAGAGGAGCTTAGAGGGTTGGCTGGTCAAGCCAAGATCCCTATCGTATCTGCCACCCAGACCACTCGTTCTGGTTATGGTAGCTCTGACGTTGACATTACTGACACTTCTGAGTCCTTTGGTCTCCCTGCTACTGCTGATCTTATGTTTGCCCTTATTAGCACTGAGGAACTTGAACAGATTGGACAGATAATGGTGAAGCAATTAAAGAATAGATACAATGATACTGTAACTAATAGAAGATTTGTTGTTGGAATTGATCGTTCCAAGATGCGTATCTACGATTGTGAGCAGTCAGCACAGGATAATATACTTGACTCTGGTAAGGAAGAAGAGTATAATAATGAGGACAGACCGAAGAAAACATTTGAGGGATTTAATTTTTCATGACCGTAAATACTGATGCATATCTTGAGTTTGTGAATGCCGTCACATCTCAACCTAGTCAAGATGCCGATGCTTTTGAGTATCGCATTAAAGAACTTCGTGGAGAAGGATTTGAAACACATCGTCTTCTCACTGCTTCTGTTGGTATGTGTGCTGAAGCAGGTGAATTTACTGAGATTGTAAAGAAGATTATTTTTCAAGGTAAGCCCGTCAATGAAGAAAACTTATTTCATATGAAACGAGAACTTGGGGACATCATGTGGTATGTCGCTCAGGCATGTATGGGTCTCAATATTTCTCTTGATGATATTATTGGGATGAATGTTGATAAACTCAAGTCACGATATCCTGGTGGTGAGTTTGATGTCCATTATTCTGAAAATCGTATTGAGGGAGACCTGTAATGGATTTGATTGATTACTTTGCATTTTCTACAATTGGAGGGATGTCATACATTGTTTATGATTCTCTTTGTAAAAAATTTATACATCTTGAGAATAGTATTAGTAAATTTGAGAAAAATTTAAAAATGCAAAATGAAAGGCAAAATGCCAATATAGATAGGATAGACATGAGTCAGGACTTACTGCATGAACATAGAGAATTTTTTGAGTTTGAAATCGCAAAAATTTACAATAAACTAGAACAAATCAATAAGGAGCAACAGAACAATGAGTGAAAAAATAACAATAGAACTATCTACTAGTGATTGCACAATCATTAAAAACTTACTATCTGAAGTACTTCCTGAACAACTAGAAGAAAGCAATGTGGACGAAGTAATGATACAAAGATTTAAATCATTGAAAAATTTAAGAACAGCACTAGAAGGAGCAATAGGACAATGAGTAAAAAAGTAACATTAGAACTATCCGTCTATCAGGCAGCAGCAGTTCGTCAGTCATTATTTACTGATACGAAAGAATATACTTATGATGCCACATGTTGTCCGCAACGTGTGATTGATATTCGTCAAGCAATTGTAAGTCTTGATGAACAAATCGAAGAGGCACTTAAGGAAGAATAATGTATACAATTCTCAACTATCTTATATCATTCTGGACGGTAGTTGTGATGAATTGTATACAACCTGTGAACTGGAAATATTGTTATCGTGTTGACCAATGGTTAGTTCCTGATATTCAAGAAGGATGGAAACATTATACTGGTGAGATAGTTCCATATCAAAAAGAGAAGGACTATATTAAACAAAGTAGTCCTTTCTAAATATTTTATAAAATATATGATTAAAGAAATTTTAAAGGAATTGATATTATCTTTTGAGACAGACTCATATTATCCAGCAAAATTAAAGTATAGAGATTTTCTTGCACATGTCTATATGACTTTTGATAAAAAGATAGTATCATCTAAGGTAGATCGGGAAATGAATAAATATAAGAAAATGAGAATAGATGTGATCAACTATATTGTTGCACATGAAAATCAGATAATAAAACAATTAAGTAAGTAATGAAAAGTTTCTCCCAATTTATTATCGAAGCACCTGATGCCGCAACTCAAGCAAAGGCGCTTGGATTTAAAAGTGATGGTCATGGTGGTTGGGGAAAAGTTATTAGAGGTTCCTGGGAGTTTATGGGGAAAACCTTCACTAACCCAAAAACAGGAAGAACAACAATTGAGTATTCAAATAAAGGAACAAAAGTAGGAGGACAAGATCGTAGACAAACTCCAAGAGAAAAGAAATTATCAGGAACAACATATGCTCCAATAGCAGCATCATATGAATATGGAACTGATGACTATGAAAAAGAATTGAGAGAAAAATATATTAATAAAGAAATTTTTAATATTGATGAATGGGTAAAGTGTGATATTAGCGAAAGTATTGGGAAGATTATCCGCAGAGGAACAAACTATCTAATCTGTGTAACTGAAGATGGTGAGATGTTTAAACCTTGGATTAAAGATGTATTAGAATCAGTAACTAATAGTAATGCACCTTCTGGAGTTCCTGCCGATCAGAGACTTGTAGGAACTGATGCTCATAGAAAGTATGTGGAGAAAATGGTTCCAGGAAGTGAATGGGGCAAACAATTTATAAATAAATATAAGAAAAAGTAAGAATTATTAGATCTTCCGATGAGTAATAAAGTATTTGAAGAAGCTCCTCAGGCACCTCAACCTTCTGGTGGTGCAACAGATAAACTAAGAAAGGCTGCAAGACAACTTGCTTATGATACTCGTTATAAAGTAAAAGGTAAGTTTAAGGAAGGTCAGAAAACTGATCCTGCATCACTTCAACGTGCTTATATGCAACAGTTGGGAGCATCATCCGCACCTGGTCCTGTCAAGTTGCTTGCTAAAAAGATGTTGATGGGTGTCAAGAGTGAACAGTATGATTTTGCTATGGTCGAATCTTCACTTCCTCAGATTTTTAATAAAGTATTTGTAGAAGGTGTTGGAGAATATGTATTAAGGGTAAAAGATCCTAAAGCAGGTTCTCAGTATACAAGATCTTATGGAACTTATGCTGCTGCAGAATCAAAGGCAACTGAACTTAGGAAAAAAGGTTTGCGTGTAGAACTTGCTAATGCTAGTAGTAGTGCAAAAAAAGATACTTATGATAATAAGGGTGGTAGTAAAGGATTAGATCCTGTCGGAAAAGAAGATTCTGATGTTGATAATGATGGTAAACCGAATACTAAGTCAGATAAGTATCTGATGAATCGTCGTAAGACAATTGGTAAGGCAATTGCAAAAGAAGAAGTCATCTATGAGAAAGAAGATGCTGGTGAAAAACTTGATGTAATGAAAGGCAAAAATAAAGTCACAATTAATCCTAATGTTTTAGAGAATGCAACACAATATTTTTATGATCAGGGATATAATGAAGAAGATATTGCAATAATCTCTGAGGGAATGGGTTATGATATGTTCCTTGAATTTGTTAATGAGGTTGGATCTACGATATGTCTTTATGAAGATGTTCAAGGAGAACTATTAACAAAAGGAGGCAAAGCAAGAAAAAATCCAAAGATTACTAAATCTTCTGGAACAGCAAGTGAAATTTCATCTAACAAATCAAAAGAAAATAAAAAACCTGAAGAAAAGAAATCTTCTCCTGGACAACTTTCGATTAATTATAATAAGAAACCATCTCCTCCAGGACAGGAAAAAATCAAGCAGGGAATTCAGACTGCAGTAAAAAAAGCAACTTCTCCTGAAGCAAAGAAGAAAGTTGGTGGTGCAGTTAAAGGTGCTGCAAATACTGCTGCAAGAGCTGCACTTTCTGCCTGGAAGGGTCATCAAGCAGCAATGAAAAAGAAGGAGGAAGGTGGATCAATTGCTCAACAAATTGGTTCTGGTGCAGGTAAAGCAGTTAGATCTTTCTTCAAGAAAGGAACGAAACAATTTAATTCTTATGAATTGATTGGTAATACTATCAAAGAGCAAATTAAAGCAGAACTTGATGCACTGAAGGCACAAAGAGTTGAGGAAGCAATGGTTGCTGCAAAAGTAGCAGGTCCTTCTCCTGAAGAAAGACAGCAACTTATGAATAAGGATAAGATGCTGAGGAAAAAGATTATGATGCAGAAGCAAACAATGCAGATGCAAAAGCAAGGAAGACTTCCTATGAATGCATCTCATAAATTAGAAGGTGATACTATTGCCGAAGGTG